ACAAGACCAATACCCATAGCTTTAATAGCTAATCCTACACCTTTAAAACCATCAGCTAAAGTCTTTGTGTTTTTCTCAACTTCTTTAGTGCTTTTACCAATATCTTGAACTACATCAGTTGTTTTATCTAAATTTTTATTTAAAGATTTAATTTCTTTAGTTACATCATCAATGTTACTATTTATCTTTAAATTTATTTCTTTGTTTTCCATTCTCTTTTTATTTGTTTAAATGTTCTTGACCAAGTTGTTGGTAATTCATATTTACCTTTAGCTATTTCTATTGTTTCTGATTGTCCGTAATGCTCATCTAATTGTAGCATTTCTAAAATTAACTTTATCATTATGCTTGTTGTATTATTGGTATATCTACCATTAAATCATTATTTTCAAAATCTTTAAATGTTATAGTTATATTTTCAGTTCTTTCAGCAGCAGTTGCATTTGCAGCTATTGTAACTATAATACTTGTATCTTCATATTGTACACCACTTGTTGGTGATGAAATAAAACCTACAAGTGTTTTAATTGAAAATTGTTTAAACATTCCTAAATATAAATCTAATTGAAACTCTTGTGCTGTATTATCAACTTGTAATAATTCTATATTTGAATATCTATAACCTACACTATTATAACCTAATGTTCTATAATCATTTATTAATTCAAAGTTTGCTTCACCAGTTGTTAAATCAGTAGTAAAAGAATTTATAATATATCTATTGTCTCTTATTATAATCCTATCATTTAACTTTAAGTTAGTTAAATTTAGTGGTTCTAATTTTGCTTTAGCTTTTAAAATTCTTGTTTTTTGATTATAAAGATTTGCAATATATTGTTCATAGTGTCTTTTGTATAATCCATTTGGTGCTACATTTAAATACCAAGATGAAACTTCTGCACCCCAATTTGTAGTATGTACATAACCTAAATCAGTTGCACCTAATGGAATATCATTATTAAATCTTACATAACTTGTTGTTGTATGATAACCTGTTGTGCTTGTTGTTAATTTAATAGCTGTTGAAACAGTAGTCAAATCATTTCTATACATTAATATAGGTTTAGGTGTATATGTTTGTAAATCTTTATTCCATAAAGTAGCAGTTATAAAATCATATCCTGTTGTTTTTTCAAACATAACATCTTCAAATGGTAATTTAATTTCATATTTACCACTTTCTGAATTTGAACCACTATCAAATGTTAAATCACCATATTCTCTATTAAATAAACCTCTAAACGCATTGTTTAAAATGTTTTCTGATTTTTCATATGTAAATTCTATTGATTTAAATAGTTTTGGCTTTTCAATATCTAATTCATCAGCATATATATATGGTGTTAAATCTTTTATTTGACCAGCTTGATAATATAATTCTAATGGTTCTAATTTAAATGTTGTTGCATTAATTGGTGTAATAATTAAATTAAACATTTTAACTAAACCCATAAAGAAATCTGCAACTTTAATATCTGGTACATAAGCAACAACATTTTGAATAGATGCAATTACTTGACCAGTAGGTAAACCACTTGCTGCATAATTAAAAGAATTTGTACTTATTTGCCCACCACTTGAAACTCTACTATATGTAAATCTTGCTTTAAAATCAAAAGGACCAATAGAAGATATTTTAAATTTATATTCGTGTTCATCAGCATCATCAGATTGTCTTATATCTAATAATCTATTAACTGTTTCTCCTACTAAATTGTCAAATGTTTTTATAATTATACCATCTTGATATAAATCAACTCTATAATTTGTTGAAGCATAACCAGTATTAGGTATAACTCTAAAATCAATTATTATTCTTTTATTATTATTAGTATAAAAACCAAAATTCCAATCAGTTGTTAATACATTTGTAGTAGTATTGTATTCAGGAAATGTTGCAGTTGTTGTAAATCTTTCTTGGTCATAAAATATACCTTCATTATATGCTCTTGGTAATTCCATATTTTTTAAATACATATACAATCTATTAAATTGATTGTAACCTAAAAAATTACCTGTAAATGTTATTCCATATTTTGTTTCTATAAAATCTAAAATTGAAGTAAGTCTAACTGCTGGGAATAAATCATCCCATTTAATAGCACCAGTATTTGTAGTTATATCTGATGTTGTAGCTGTTAAATATTCAAATCTTCTATTGTTACCAATTAAAGGATAACATAATTGATAAGCATCTGTACTAACTCTATTAAATACTTCTGTACTATTTAAATTATGATTTAAAGAACTAAAATCTAAATTGTTTAATTTATCTTCACCAAACTTATCTTTTAATTGTGTTAAGTTTCCATAGAATGTAAGTGTATAACTTTCAACATAACCATTTTTTTTATTTGCTTTTTCTAATTGTACATTACCTTCACGAAATGGTATTGTTTCTATTTCTATAAATGCATTATATCTTATTCTTGCATCATATCCATCATCAACTGCATTATCATACCAATGTGAAAAGATAGCGTTGTTTGTAGGTGATGCTGGTATTGTAAACGATTGTGAATAGTCTGTAAATAGTTTACCAATATCGGAATAGTTTTGAATAGTAGAAGTAACTGAAACTTTTTCATCTTGAAACATCTCAACTCTTTTAGCAATATCATCAACGTAAATATATAACTCCATTATATTACATTATTAATTTGATTATAATTATATTCAAAATCTATTTGGTAATTAATCATCTTATCTTGCAAAGAAGTCTTTAAATCAGTTGTCATTGTTTTTAATTTAACTGGCTTTAATGTTGCATCTATTGTATCTCTTAATAATATAGTTTCTGAAACCATTAAATCTTTTATCAATTCATTATAAATTTCATCTAACCAACCTGTATTTACTTTTATTGATTGTTTAGCTTCATAATTAAATGCTTTACTTTGACCTCTAAATATGTTATAGTCTAAATCATTTGGCAATAGTTGATATTCTTTATTTTTAACTTCCCAATTTTCAGTTCTTGCTTTAAAAAATGTAATAAAATCCCAACCACCATATTTGTTTACATATTCAATTCTTATAGGTGAATATTTTATTTCACATTCTGTTTTAAAAATATAAGTTGCTATAACTGCATCGTTTTTTATTATTTCTATTTTATTACCATCTGCATAATCTACACCACCTAAACTTATAGGAATTGAAAATAAATATTGTGTTTCAGTATCACCATTTAAAATTGTTTCATCAGATGTAATTGGTGATGCATCAAAATTAGAATACCTTACTAAATATTCATCAGCATCATTTGTATAATCAATAAAAAAATAAATCGATGAAATATCATCATAAAAAAATTTATATGTTTTATTTTGTTGATATAAAGTTGCTGGAATAAAAGTATTATTAATCATTTCATTAAATCCATCTTGATAATCTGTATAACCATTACAAGCTACGTAAGTTTCAGTATTTAATAAAGTATAATTACTTGCGGATGTTTCTTTATATCTTTTTACTTTAATATAAACCCAATCATCTGTTACTTCAGTTATAAAACCATTATAAGCAGATGTAATATTATTAATAAATTCTTTAGCGTAATTAGATATGTTATATGTGTTTTTTGTTTGTGTTGCTGATGCTATTTTCTTGCTTAATGTATAAGTTGCAGATGCTGGTTCAGTTTCACCTTTATGCCAAATAAATAATTCTATTTTGCTTCCTACTTGACTTGCTTCATCTACTATTATAAAGTATGGACTTCTTACGGATATTAATTTCATTTTATTTTGTTGTTATTGTGTAATCTATTAATGTTTCTATATCGTCACCAAACGCTTTTATTAAATCTGTATCTATGTATTTCTTATATCCTGCTTCAAATGGTTTAGTAAAAAATAAAGAAGGTTTAATTCCTCTTGCCCAAATGTTTTTAGCTATTATTATTCCTATTGATTTATAATTACCTTTAGTGTATTTACCTTTTGCATCACGCAATCTAATGTTTCTAAACTTTGCCCATTGTTCAAATGGTGCTGAAGGTATTCTTCTTTTAAATTTAAATCTACTATTTGGTGCTTGTTGCCCTTTTATCTTTGCGTTCTTTGATACTTGACTTGGGTCTGCACCTTTAACACCTTCATCTTGATAAAAACCATAATCAGGCATACTAAACCCTAATAAGAAATAATTATTTTCAAATAGTATTTCACCTTTGATTTGATTATAAAGTTGTTTAGAAACGTTCTTATTGCCTTTAGTTAAATTACTACGTGCTTGTTGAATAACATATTTTTTATATCTTTCTAAAACTTCTTTAGTAAATGTTAAATTATTAGCATTCATTTTCGCAACTTGTCATTTCATTAGCAACCATAACATCAAATGTAACAGTCCAACCAGCTATCTTGTTTTCAAATCTGTCTACAAATGGTTCACAATTTGGTGTACCTGTTAACTGATATAAATCATCAAATAAACTTCCTCTTCTTAATACTTCTAATAATCTATTAATAACCATTAGTTGTGTGTGAAGTACATCTTGTTCATTATCATTTGTTAAAAATTGGTCTGTTTGTTCAGTCTTACTAAAGTCTACAACATCCATACATAGAACTGATATATTAAACAACCAAGTGTTGCCATTATATGTTGCATTGTTTACTATTATATGTGACAAAGGAAATATAGTTTGCTTGTTTAAATCAATTTCAAATATATCACCAGATGAAACTGTGTTTACAAATATATCTTTATATAATTGGTCTTTAATTGCTGTTGTAACTTGGTAAAATCCTTTCATTATCTTTTTATTAATTCTGTTTCTATTTGGTTCTTTTCTTTCTCAAACGTTAAAAATGTTAGTGCAACTGATAACCTAATTCTGGAAACATCTTCAAATCTTCTAACATCTCCTTGAGCAAGAGCATAGAATGATGAATACCAACCCCATTTACTTCCAAATTGTGATTGTTTACTATACTCTGAAATTCCTTGTTGTTCTCCAAATAGTGTATCGTAGACTTCAACAATTCGTTGCCTAAATTGTAAAAAAAAACAACAGCACCTAATGCTACATCAACTGGCATAAACTTCATAGCATCACAATAAGTATAACTACCATTGTATTCTTCAATCTGATATTTATCTTTTAGCTTCTTTGTTATTGGCCTATACAATACTGCCATAGCATTATGCATCTTATCCCAATCTGATATGTATTTATCTAAATCAGTATATTCACCTAATGTTATTTCATCAAGGTTAGTTATAAAACCAAATTCAGTATTGCCTAATTTAAATGTTCTTTTCAAATCATATTTTTGATTGAATAAATTTGATAAATTAGTTGTTATTTCATTAACATCTTTAAAACTTATTTTAGCAGCATTCTTTAAATCTATACCACAAAATATTTCTACCATTTTATGTTGAAGGAAATCACCTTCAGGATTATCTTTAGCTATTGATAAAAACTTTTGATACTGTTCTAATGTTATTTCATCTAAACTTGTTGGTATTGTAATCTGTAACTTCATTATCTGTTATTGTTTTTTATTTAAAAATAAAATAAAGTCTAAATTGTATTAAACTAAATAGCAAAGCTATTAAAAAGAAAAAAGAGCTACATTTCTGCAACTCTTTCTTCAACCATTATTAACCTAAATTTAAACTAATTCTTTTACACTTTCTATTTTCTTATGTACTATATTCATATCATAAAATTTTCTTTGTGCATCTATTTCATTATAAGCATAGATTATTAATTCTACATCTGTTGCTTCATCATTTCTTTCTGTCCAGTAAGTTATGCAATACTTTGTCATATATGTTTTCATTTGTTTGTTATTTGATACAAATCTAATTATATTGTTTTAAATAAAATACATTTTAACTTTTCTTTAACATAGTAACTTATAAGTTACGCATCAAAGTTTTAGTCATACATCATCCCAATATGTAAATCAATTAAAGCTAAAGACTTTCTTCTTATTTATTTAATCTTAAATGCATCTTCTTTACTTATCATTCCTGTATCAAAACCTTCAACTGAATTTAACGCTTGATTGCACATAGATATTATTTCATATCTTGTGTCACATTGTTCAAACTCCATATTCTCAAATATATCTTCTTCTTCTTTCATTACTTTTTGTGTTAATATAAACTTTAATTTTAATAGTTATCTTACTATGAAAGGTAATCACTTGCTACACTATACATTTGTTTCATCTTTTTTATTTCACCTACATTTCTTGGTAAGTTAATCTGAACTTCTATTCCTTTAACGTGATGTATATAACATTGTATTGCTGCTATTATTTGCCCGTATGTCATTAGTAAAATGATATTATAATGTTATTTTGAATATATTTTAAATATTAAAAGTATTAAATACACTTAAAATAACAATATAATGTTATTAATATATAAAATAATTACCTTTATGTGGGTTTTCTAATTGACTTGTCATAGCATAACGCATAGCATCTATTGCGTGGTTATATGCATCTATTGGTCTATTCATTTTTACACCTGTTTTATCTGTTTGCCAAATGTAGTTTCTTAATTCATTTATTAAGTTCTTGCTTCTTGATGTTACATAAACTTTGTTTTGATTAATTAAATTAAGACCAAATAAGATACTATCTTTTCCTTTTGATACTGGTAATACATTGTGACCATAACTATTTAATTCAGCTATTGATTTTGGTTCAGCACTATCAGCGTAAACAAAATTGTTTACATTATTAGCTTTTAATAGATTTGATATTTCACTATTAAGTAATCCTTTCTTATAAATTACTTCATCAAATATATAAGCATCATTATATTTATACATTGTTACTAATGATGTTGGGTCATTACTATAACCAAAATCCATTCCGTAACATAATATTCTTGCGTCAGTTGGTAAATCTATTTCTTGCCAATCTGGAATACATACACCTTCTAAACTACCTGTTTGACCTAAACCATAAACTTGCCACCAGTTTGACCAATATGTAGATGTTAATGCTTTTACTTTTGCTGCTTCTATTTCTTGAACTATTGTTTCTGATAATGCTTCATTGTCTAAATAAGTCAATGTAATAAAATCAACATCTGATTGTGTTAGTATTTCTTTGTCTACCCAAAATGCTGATGTAGGATTATAATCTAACCATATATCATCTGAAGTTCTAATTGCTAATTGATAATAACTTTCAAAATCTATATTGTTGCACTCATTAACATAAAGTATGTTTCTTCTTGCACCTCTTAATTTATCTGGTTGGTCTACACTAAAAAATTCAATATAACTACCATTTGCAAATGTGTATTTTAAAGTAGACTTATTAAATTGTGCATCATTATATCTACCTAATGCCATTATAATCTTTAAGAAGTCTTTTAATGCACCTCTACGCAAATGTGGTATGCTTTCAGATACTACACTTATTTCTAAATTAGGTTCTTTAATTGCTTTATCAATTAGTAAAGGTAGAATACCAAATGTTTTACCAGCTGATGTTCCACCTCTAATAACTTTAATACGCTTCTTTAAACGTAATAACTTTCTAATTGCAGTAGTTAATATAAACTCCATAAGATAATGCTTTAAACTTCATCTAAATCAATATTAAAGATAGGTTGTTCATTACTTACAGTTATATCTTTTGTTTCCCTTGGTTTACCAGCATAGTAATTATAAAATAATTGTGTGAATTTAAAATCACCAGCATCTAATCCAGCTTCTAATGCTTTAAATGCTTTTTCTTCTAATGGTTTTAATCTTTCAATTAGTTTTACTTCTTCTGCTTTTGATGGTCTACCTGCACCTTCTCTTTTGCCACCATAATTATTGTTACTCATAACTTGATAAATTTTGTTTATTCAATTATAAAAATAATAGTTTTTGTTTATTGTTTATATAACTTACCTAATTCAATAGCTATTTCTTTCCATTCATCTAAACCTTGTTTAATATAACCTGATACTACAAATCTATTATATTCTTTGCTATACTTATTGTAAAGTATCTTTGCTCTATATTGTGGTGTCATAATCCTTTTTCTTTTTTATAGATTTCTAATAGTTCATTCATTTTATATTTACTTACATTCCCATCAATAGTATATGTTTCTCCAATTTCTGTGCTGTCAAAGAAATCTATTCTTTTTTTAATACACCAAGATGCAAATCCAATAGCAAATTCATCTGCTACTTTTTCGCATTCATTTTCCCAATCATTTATCCAAAATGCTGTTAATATTTCTTTAAACTTTTCTTTTAGTGTCATAAGTTCACTTGTATTTTCATTATTGGGCAACTCATTTTGTGATTATCATTTTCTAAATTGCAGTATCTACATTTACCATTTGCCCAAAACATATCACAATTATCTGCATCTAATTCTCTATTGAACATTCCATACGATTGCCAATATTCTGATGCTGGTGCTGTAAACCTATAACAGTATTCTTTTGATGGGCATAAACTATCATTACATTTTGCTATATCTGCCATAATTAAAATTTTATATCTATTATTATAAATGCTAATGCTATTGATATTTCATTTCTACCAATTACAATTCCTAAACTAAATTTGTCGGTGTAGTTTGTTTCTATTCTCATCTTATTAAAGTTTAATGTTTTTATTCATTCTATAAACTGCTTGTAACCTTTCTATAATTAATTCTTGTTGTTCTTTACCTTCTGTTTCTAATA